ATACGACTGCAAGTGCATGCAGACCAGGGCGACCCTCAAGAGGTTTCTGCGCAGCGGAATGGGCGATATGCTCCGCGATTACACTTTCGCAAAGTACACCATAGACGAGCCGTGGCAGAGAGAACTGCGCGACAAGGCTGTGTCGTTTGTCAATGACGCTTCTGCAAAGTGGCTCTACATGGGCGGTCAGTCGGGTTGCGGAAAAACAATGCTTTGCACGGCTGTCTGCGCCGAGTACATCCGCCGCGGCTTCACCGCAAAATATATGCTGTGGTATCGCGACAGCAAACAACTCAAGGCGCTTGTGAACAATGCCGATGAATACCGGGACAAGCTCACGAGGTACGCCGATGCCCAGGTGCTCTACATAGACGATTTTTTTAAGACAAAATCGGGCTATATGCCCACTGAGGCAGATGTCAAACTGGCGTTTGAGATAATCAACGACCGCCTGCTTGACAGAGATAAAATCACGGTCATATCAAGCGAGCTGACCTTGTCGGATCTGCTTGATTGTGACGAGGCGACAGTTTCAAGAATTGTCGATGCCGCCGGGGATTATCAGGTGGCTATCCCAAAGGACCGCAAAAAGAATTATAGACTAAAAGGCTTGTTATAAGCAAAAAGGAGATGATTGACATGAACCGAGCGACAGAACTATTCTTCCGCAAGCTCGCAACGGGCTTGTACACGCACTATGACGCGGAGACATTGCAAATCCTCTATGACGACTGTGTAAAGCAAGTCGGCATGACGGATAAATGCTTTGAGGCGTACAAAAAAGCAAAGAGCGGAGCTGATGACTATGAGTAACAAATGCGTGGTGTGTGGTACTGAGTATGAGAAGATTTGTTACAAGTGCCGCGAACAGCTTTATTCCACAAACAGCTTTGTGATATCGCTTAAACTCCCGTCACTCAACGAGTATATCAGAGAGTGCCGCGGCAACAAGTACAGGGGCGCAAAGTTCAAAAAGAATTTTGAGGACATCATATCGCTCTATATCCGAACCTCCGTCGGTAAAGGTTCTCTGCATTCGGTCACAACTCAGGTGTACATAGATTTTGAGTGGCATGAGAGCACCAAGCGCCGCGATGCGGACAACATAGCCTCGGCAAAGAAATTTATTCTTGATGCACTTTGCAAGTGCTCAATTCTGCCCGACGACAGCCGCAAGTATGTCAGGGGCTTTACGGATGTAATTATTGACGATATAAAGGATTTTGTCGTCGTAACTATAAGAGAAAGGGATGATTGAAAAATGAAAATGTATAGGATTTTTGAGGGCGGCAAGCGCCTTGTGACTGTTAATTACAAGTCACAGATATCTCCGGCGATTGAGAAGTACAGAGATATCGGACATCACATCACATCGGTTGTGTGTTTTTCGCCGTCATCCGGCAAGAGCAATGAGATTATCAAAGAGTATGGTTGCGTTGTCAATCCGGCCGGTTATAAATATCGGATTCATTGCGCAAACTGTGGAGCGAAGTTCGGGGCGAATAAGGCTGATAAGCGGTATTGCTCAACGAATTGTGCGTCAGAGGCGTGGCACGGAAAGAGTTATCGCAGCACTTTTTCGGAGTTTGTCGAGCCGCTGCAGAGCACTGCGGCATCCAAGTCGAAAACGAAAAAGAAGAATATTGAGACTTTGCCCGAAATTAATGCCGCCGCCCGTAAACTCGGCATGACATACGGGCAGTACATAGGTATGCAGTACGCGCAGGGGTTGAGGTGAACGAATAATGGATTTTGAAAGCAGCCGAAACAATTAAAAGCGGAATTGCTGACAAATTGACAAAGGACAATGTTACAATTTATAGAGTTAAAAATATCATCCGAATTGATATTAAGGAGTGATAGCAAATGAAAGAACGAAATAATTATATGCTTTGTTGCAACTGTGGCTATGCGGTTAAAGATAAAAATATATTCAAAAAGGCTTATCAAAATACTGCTATTTGTATGTGCAAAAAATGCGCCAAAGAGCTTGTTAAAGATATTGAGAATTGGAGTGATAAAGAATGAAAAGATGTGATATTTTCGGCAAAGAAGTTAATGTAGGGGATAATGTTGTCATTATCGAACCACACTACCGTAATTTTATAAACGCTAAAGTAATCAAATTAACCCCTATGGCTTTCAGGGTTAAATACTATCCATATGACGGTAGAGAAAGGGAAAGCATTGTATTTGAGGTAATAAAAGGAAAAATGGGGAGTAATACAAAATGAATAAACATAAAGCAATAAGAGTTGATAACCTAATGTATAAAGGCTGTGAACCACATTAACAGCATTGCAAAAGAAATGACGGAGGTGCAGGGATGAAAGTTAAAGAGTTAATAAAAAAACTTAACGAATATAATCAGGAAGCAGATGTAGAAATTTGTGTGAACGGTATGCCACAAGAATTTGAAATATGTTATGGAGATTCCGAAGGTTGCACAAAATCAAATTGTAATTGTGTTGCTTTTATGATTGGAACGACTTGTGATTTTGATTTATGGTTGAAAGAAGGCAGAGAGAATGAATAACAGATACATATGCAGAGGAAAGAGAAAAGATAACAACGAGTGGGTTGAGGGGGATGTTGTTAAGGATAAAGATTCGGGTTTGTTTGGGAAAGTTGTATTTGCAACCTCTGCAGACGACTTTAACGGTATGACGGGATTTATGGTAGATGATGTTGATGACGGGCTTCAAAATTATAACGGATTCTGGCATTTGGTTGAAGTAATCGGCAATATTCACGACAATCCCGAATTGTTGGAGGTGGATGGATGAACGAGCAAATTGACTTATTCGGAAATCTTATTAAAAATTTCCCAAAAAGCAATAAGACGGATAAGCAAAAACGGAATTGGGAAAACGCATTTCAAAGGTGGTCTGATAAAGAAGCGTTAGAATCCACAGACATATATGGCAAATGCGGTTGCGGCATTATATGCGATTATTGCAATGATAATTCATACGGGCGCCCATGTATAAGAGCGTTAAACAAAATGTGCAGAGAAAAACGCATAAAAATTGATTATTCAAAACGGGAATTTGAAGATATTTGGAACGGGATATTTGTGAATGAAAGTGGAAAATGAGGAGTGATACAAAATGAAAAAATATATTGATGTGGATTTGCTGAAATCTGAATTGGAAGATTTGGACGAAAGCGGAAGGCTTTACTATATGGGTGTGTTTGACATTATAAATTCACAACCTGCAGGCAGAGCATACAAAAAAGTACGAGGAGATTTTTTCTGCGCTTATGGCACGAGAGCGGATAAAGAATAGGAGATTTTCATATGTTCAAAAAACTGCGCGGCGTTCGCGTACCGTACAATAAGCAAGGTTTGATATTTTTCACCTGTCGCGACTACACTGCGCAGAGTGAACAGATGCAAAAGAAGATTCTGAATGCCTGCCTTGAGGTCGGCGCGGACTACTGGCAGGCGCTCTTTGATGTGGTTACCACGGACGAGAGCATTGTCAGCATTGCACTCCGGCATTTTGTGTCGGAGTCAACTTTGTATCGGCTGAGAAAAACATTTTATGAACAGTGGGATAATTATTGATTCCCGCCATTATTTTTTGAAAAGCTATTGCGTTTTGTGTATAATAATATATGCGTGGGGCGATAAAGTGAAACAGAGGGATTTGGTTAATAAATTGATGACTGTCGGATTTGTCTTTGAACGGCACGGCGGCAATCATGACATTTATCGCAGGGGCAGTCAAATAGAAAAATTGCCTCGCCACAAAGAAATTAACGAAAAACTTGCAAGGGCTATTTTGAGGAAATGGGGATTGAATCATGAAAGTGGCTTATCCGACTATTTTTACACCGACAAAAGATTGTTATTTGGTAGAGGTTCCTGATTTGGACATACTGACTCAGGGAACGGATTTGGAAAATGCAATAGAAATGGCAAGAGACGCGATATCAGTGACGATAGTGTCGCTCGAGGATGCCAAAGAGACAGTACCGGATCCGACGCCGATTACCGCCGTTGATGTGAGCAAAGGAACATTTGCCGACGACGGAAAAGGATTTGTGTCTGTTGTCGATGCCGATATTTCCGATTACAGAAGAAAAATTGACACAAAGCCTGTCAGACGAAATGTGTCTTTGCCGAGTTGGCTGAACTATGAGGTTAACGAGGCAGGAATAAATGTTTCGCGGTTTTTGCAGGATGCTTTGGTTGAAAAGTTGAATATTCAACCGAGAGCCTAAAAAACAAATATTTTTTCAAAGCACCGCTGCGGCGGTGCTTTTTCGTGTCATACTGTTTCAAATAATGTGTTGTTTCCGCTGCAAAAGCGGATTTTTTTGTGTTGTTTTTTCTTTTTTCTCTGAAAAGTTGACGATAACAGAGGGGGTCTGCCTGTTAAAATTAATTTAAGGCAGGTGATTTTATGAGGAAATATCCTAACGATGTCAAGATAAAAGCATACACTCTGTATGCCGTGCTCGGCAGCGTCCGCGGCGTGGCAAGAGAACTCGATGTGCCTGTCACCACTGTGTCGTCATGGATAAAAAACAAACCGCCCGATGTGTACGAAAAAATTCAAAATAAAGTCGTCGCCAAACAGGAAGAAACTGCTCAGGAAATGGTTGATTCGTTTATTAAAAAAAGCGATGAAATTCTAAATCTCGCACTTGACAGATTGAGGGATGAACTCTCGTACAGTGAGATTCCTATTCCCGTCAATCAATTAGCAACCGTCATAGCCACCATATATGATAAAAGGGCGCTTGCCAAAGGCGACGCAACTTCGAATAATAATCTGCGCATAATTCTGCCCGACGGAGCTGAGGAATATGCCAAGTAGCGTTATTGATATATCCACCATGAACCCGAAACAGGCGCGTTTCTTTAAGTCCGATAAACGCTTTATCGGATATGGCGGAGCACGGGGTGGCGGCAAATCGTGGGCAATTGACAGAAAAGCGCCACTTCTTGCTTGTTACTATGGCGGCATAAAGATTCTTCTCCTGCGCCGTACATACAAGGACCTCGAGCGTAACCATGTCAGAACGCTTAAACCCATTCTCAAAGGGCTTGCCGATTACTCGGAGCAGAAAAAGTGCTTTACATTTCCCAACGGGAGCATTCTCGAACTCGGCTATTGCGCGTCCGAGAGCGATGTCCTGCAATATCAGGGTCAGGAATACGACATCATTTTTATGGATGAGGCGACGCAGTTTACCGAGTTTCAGTTTGAGACTCTCACAGCTTGCTTGCGTGGTGCAAACAGATTTCCCAAGAGGATATATCTAACCTGCAACCCCGGCGGCGTGGGACATGAGTGGGTCAAGCGCCTTTTTATATCAAAGAAATATCGTCAGTCGGAGTCGCCCGATGATTACGAGTTTATCTCCGCCACGGTCTTTGATAACAAGGTGTTGCTTGAGAATGACCCCGGCTATGTCAATATGCTTAACAATCTGTCGGACGGCTTGCGCCAGGCGTGGAGAGACGGCAATTGGGATATGCTTGCCGGACAGTATTTCTCTGAGTTCGACAGAAATGTTCATGTCATAGAGCCGTTTGATATTCCGCCGCACTGGAATAAATATCGTGCCATAGACTATGGACTTGACTGTCTTGCCTGTGTATGGGTCGCTGTTGATGAATCGGGTGTAAATTATGTTTATCGAGAATATGCCGAGAGCGACAAAGTCATCTCCGAGGGCGCAGCAGATATCATTCGATTAACGGGTGACGAAAAAATGCAATATACCGCCGCACCGCCCGATATGTGGGGCAGAAGTCAGGAGAGCGGCAAGACAAAATCAGAACTCTTTGCCGACAGCGGTTTGTATCTCATAAAGAGCAATAACGACCGCGAGACAGGTTGGCTCGCCGTTAAGGAACTTATGAAGATCCGCGGCGAGGGCAGGGCAAAGACAACGCAGTTTAAGATTTTCAGCAATTGCACCGAGCTTATTAATGACCTTCCGGCATTGCAACGCGACGCAAAAAAACCGACTGATTGCATGACGGAGCCGCATGATATAACGCATCTTCCTGATGCACTCAGATATTATGTCGTGCAAAGGTTCTCGAACTCCGCACCTCCGCCGGAGCAAAAAACGGAGCTTGACAAGATAAGAGATAGGGCATTTAGAAATATAAAAAAATCAGGGAGAGTGATTTATTGATGTTTATCAGAAAAGTTTACAGGCAGTGTGATGTAAGCGGCTGTCGCAACAAGAATTGTTACGCAGTGTCCGGCTATCGCGAATTCGGCAATTCAATTATCGTGTGTGAGGATTGCATAAAAGAGATTCTTAATATCGTGCACAATGCGGATTTTGAGTCCAAAAAGGTTGTGTCGTCCGCCGATGTTGCCGCAAAATCGGTTGTACCCGAGAAAGAATCGGTTGCAGAACCCAAAATAATTCCCGACACGGCGACCGAGGCTGTGCCCGAACCCAAGGCAATCACCGATACGGCAGAACCCGAGGCGGACAAGCCCGAGGCAAAACCGAAAACAAGAGTCAGAAAGGCGGCTGAAAAGAAATGATAGAGTGCATGACGATAGCGGCAATTGCGATTGTCGCATTGGCGGAGCTTGTCATTCACCACAGGGAGCGCCGTGAACTGTATGACCGCATAATGAGCGGCACACTCACGGATTACAAAAATGCCGAGAGGGGAGAGGTTCGCAAAGTCCGCTCTCCGCATGAAGAAGCAATGAAAAAATGGCGCGAAGGGGTGAGTGACAAATGAGCATTATTTCAAAACTGTCGTCGTTTTTCGGCGCAGAATCGCCGCCCGATAAAGATACTCCGCTCGATACGGATTCTGACGGCAAAGTCCTTTTTAAGGACGACATCATAGCCGATGTGCTCAGTCAGCTTGAAAAGCGACGCACGGAGCGCAGCGGACTTGAACAGCGGTGGATTTTGAATTCAAACTTTCTCGTTGGTAATCAGTATTGCGAGATAAACACTCACCGCGGCAGTGTGGAACAGCTTCCCGAGGGCGTATCGTGGCAGCAGAGAGATACATTCAATCAAATCGCGCCGCTCATAGAGACACGCATTGCAAATCTTAAGAAGATTAATTATCGCATGAAAGTCCGTGCGCGTACAAACGAACTTGAGGATTACGCCAAGGCAAGCGTGTCCACAAGCATATTGCAGTATTTGCAGTCGTCAAGCGATTTCGATTCTGTCAAGAATATCGCCATAGCGTGGAATGAACTTTGCGGCAATTGTTTTTTTCTGTCCTGGTGGGACAATAACAAGGGCGGGGAGTACGCAAGAGAGACTATTGTCGATATCGACGAGAACGGCGCAGAGATAAAAAGCGAGAAAGTCTATTGCCAGGGCGACCTGGATTACGGCTTGATTACCCCTTGGGAGATATTCCCCGAGAGTATATACAAGCAGACCGTAAAAGACCAGCGCTCAATAATCGTTGAACAGGTCAAGAGCGTTGACGATATCAAAGACCTTTATGGCATAGATGTGGAGGGCGGCACGGTCACCACATTTCAGCTCACTCCGATAGCGGCTGGCGGCTCGTTTTGCGCCGAGTATTCGTCAATGTCTATGGGGACACGCTCTGTAGAGGATGCCGTCAAGGTTGTTACATACTTTGAAAGACCGTCAAATCATCTCCCAAACGGCAAGATGATTATTATCGTCGGCGGCGACAATCTTGTGTATTACGGCGATTTGCCGTATTCGCGCATTCCGATAGTCCAGGTTAAGTGCCGCGAGGTTGCGGGGCAGTTTTTCGGCCGCTCGGCAATAGAGGACCTTATACCCAGGCAGAGGGCATATAACGGCTGCCTTAATAAGATGCACGATTATATCATGCGCGCCGTCAACGGCGGTTATGTGGTGGACGAAAACTCTATTATTGATATAGAGAATTTTGAGGAAAACGCGGGTGCCCCGGGTGCTATTATATTAAAACGCACCGGCACGGCAAATCCGTCACCGCTGCAAATCGGCTCTATCCCGTCCGAGATTATGCAGGAGAGATATAATCTTAAGTCTGATATGGAGTATGTAGCAGGCACATCACAACTCATGGTAAACGGCTCAGCACCTACGGGAGTAACAAGCGGCACGGCTATTCAAAATCTTATGGAGATAGATAACACGCGCCTTTCTCTCACGGGCGATTTCATACGAAACGCCGTTAAAGACCTCGCCGTCCTTTGGCTTGAGATATACAAAAGATATGCCAACACTCGGCGTATTCTCAATTACACGGGGCTCAACGAGATGGGCAAGGTCCTTGAGTGGGACAGAGATGATATCAACAGTTATGATGTGGAGTACACCACGGAAAACGAACTTCTCACCAGTGAACAGGCACAGAAAGAAACTTTTATGACGGCTTACGGCATGGGGTTGTTCACGGATAACGAGGGCAGAGTACCCGAAAGGGCAAAACAGAGAATGCTCGAGTATATGAAGCTTAATAACTACAGTGAAATCATGAGTATTAACACACTTCATATGCAGGCGGCGCAAAGAGAGAATTCTTTCTTTGAGGACGGTGTCATCCCCGAGCGCACAGAGTTTGATGATGATTCCATCCATTATGACGAGCATTTGAGATATATCCTTTCGATGAAGTTTCAGATTCTCAAGATGAAAAAACCGCAGTATGCAAAGGCACTTGAACAGCATACCGCACAGCACAAACAGGCAATGGAGCAATCAGCCGTGCCGAACCTGGCACAGATGATGCCGAATATAGGAGGAAATTAAGATGAATGAATTTGACAAAGCAAGAGAACTTGCCGCGGCACAGATGAATGAGCCGGAACAGACGGTAAATCCCGATACCGCGCCGAATGCCGAGGAACAGGCGGCGGATGTTTCGTCCGAGACAATTTACGGCGAAGAAACAGCCGCAACACCCGAGGAGACTCAGCAGCCGCAGACCGAAGTTGCATCCGAGGAGCAGGAGACGCTCGATAACGCCGTGAATACCGCCGAGGCGGCAACACAGGCGGTGCAGGAACGGTCGGATGAATTAAACCGCGTCATTGAAGAAATGCAGCAGCTCAGGGAGCAGAATGCACAGCTCTCCGAGACCTTGCAGCAGATGTCACGGTTGCAACAGGAGAGGATCGTCGACGACGCAGTGCACGAAGAACCGCCTTGCGCACCAATGCTCGATATTGAATCCATGGTGTTTGGCGGAAACGATTCCGAGCAGACTGCACAGATTCAGCAGCAGTGGGCACAGCAGTTTGCGGATTATGTCAAACAGGGCGTCATGCAGTCGCTCTCGCCGTATTTGCAGTCGGCAAAAGAGGGCATGATTGAAAAAGAGTCTCACGATGTACTCACGGCGCTTGCCTCAGAACCCAAGCTTGCAAACATTATGGATGTCAAGGATGACCTCGACAGAATCATTGCCGGTACACCGGCACTTGCCGCCGAGAATATTCCTGTAGACGAAAAGTACATCACCGCATATGCAATAAAACGCGGCGTGGACGCCATGAATGCACCTCAGGCAACAGAACCTACCGTGCAGGAGATTTACGAAAAATATAAGGATAATCCCGAGTTGCAGTCACTTATAGAGAGGGACCGCCTTGCAAGGATCAAACAAAATCAGCAAGTGCCTCAGATGTCGGTCAGCGCAGGTCTGGCAAATGCGGCACCTACAATAAAAGAAAAACCTAAAACTCTCAGTGATTCAAGCACTATCGCAAGACAGTTGCTTGGACTATAAAAAACAAGGAGGTAAAAAATAATGGAACAGACTCATATTGAACAGAACATGACCAGGCTTTCGAAAGTCGTTAAAGAGGCTTATCTGCCGGCGTTCAAAAACGGGCTCGGAACCGAGCCCTCGGCACTTCTCGGTAAGATTAAAAAGGTGGCGCTCACATCTCAGAAGATTGTTGCGGCGGCTCCGTTTGGCCTCTCCGGCGGTTTTGGATTCGGTCAGGAAGGCCAGCCGACACCTATTGCCGGCAACATCAATTATGAGAGATTTGAGGTTTCGCCCAAAGATATGTATGTAAACCTCGCTATTTCTCAGAAAGCAATCAAACTTGCAAGCGGCGCAGGCTCCATTGTGGACGCACTCGATGCGGAAATCAAGGGAGCATATGATACCGCAAAGTGGAATGTCGGCAGAGCGCTGTTTGGCAACGGCTCGGGCGTGCTCGCAAATGTGGACGCTCAGAGCGAGGCGTCGGCAACAATAACCGTTGACAGCGTCAAGAATATCAAAGAAGGACTCTTTGTTGATGTGTACGCTACGGGCGGTTCTACCCCTGTCCTTTCGACAAAAAGGGTAGTCAGCGTGAACAGAACTGCCGATTCAAGCGGCAAGTACACTGTCACAATCGACAGCGCTCCCACAACAAAACTCGCCGCAGGCTTTATCACCGTTCAGGGCTCCTATAACAGGGAGATTACGGGTCTTAACGCTATCTATGACGACAGCATTACTTCTCTCTACGGCGTAAGCAAGTCTGCAAATCAGGCAATCAAACCTATCAAGGTTACCGCTCCGTCGGGCAATATTACCGATTCGCTCATAACAAATGTTCTGCGCCGCGCACGCAACGAAAAGGGCAGTGAGATAGACACTATCCTTTGCGGCGATACCGCATATGACGAATATGTGGATTATCTGCGCAGCAACAATTACAGGGTAGAGACCGCTACCCGTGAACTTGAGGGCGGATTCCAGTCCATTGTCTTCAAGTTCGGCAACAAGGTTGTTGACATAGTCAACGAAAGCTTTGTTCCGGCAGACAAGATGTGGGGCGTTGATTCGACCATGCTTGAACTCCATTCTATGGATTGGTTCTTCTCCGAGGTAAACGGAAGCGGAATATTCAATCTTATGGAGAGCACATCTGTTTACAGAGCACTGCTCGTAAGCTACGGCGACCTTATCTGCAAGCACCCCGGCGGTTGCGTGGAGATAAACGGTATCGCCGCCTAAACAAATCCTATGCACGGCGCGGGTTTTCAATTTTCTTTTGCCTGCGCCGCGCATCGGCACTTGCTGAATCCAATTTAACGAAAGGGTGACTGATTGTGAAAATAGGTCAGATATACGAGAGTGTCACCATAAGAACACCTGTAGATGAGCGAAATTTCTATGATTATTTCAATGAAACTTTATCCGAAATTGAAATGATGTTCGACACAAAATACACCTTCAAGGACGGTTGTGTCGGCTCGGTAGTGTCCTCTATGGAAGATGAATTTCCGCTCATGGATAAATACTATACCGCCGTGCTTTTTAATCTGCTTTACCTGTGCGGCTACGGCGACCCCAATTCAAATAAATCCGAATTTATACGCCTTGCAAACGCGGCGCACGATTCGGAGAAAGAAAAGTCCGCCATGGGCGGCAAATTCGTCAAAAGGTGGGGGTGGTAATCATGTTGTTCCACAGCGGAATTTATGCAAAGAGTTTCATAAAGGGCTTGCAGTCGGAGATTGATTCCGCCCTGCCGATTGCCGATGAAACATATATATCGTGGCTCAACGAGACAGAACAGTTTTTGTACACGGGCTTGATTCAAAGCCCCGTTCCCGTGGAGTTCACCGCCGATTATGATAGCGGCACGCCGATAGAAAATCCGCTTGACTTCTGCCGCTTTTGCGATGTTGTCAGCGTGTATGCAAGCTATGATTCGCGCGTCCTCGGTCGTCAGCTTATCAAGACCGAGCGCAACAAGGCTCACCTCTTGAACGATTGTTATTATGATGTTGACGGCAAAATCGGCTATAATCTTGCGCCGATTCTCGCCGATTGCCTGGAGAAGATAACCGTGTTTAAGATTGATAAACCCACTCTTAAAACGACGGATAATTGGGCGACAGATGACATTTGCGTTCCCGCTGAGTTTGCCGAGATGATTCGCGCCAAACTTCGGGCGAATGCGTTTATGCTCTGCGGAGAGTATGCAACCGCGTCAAATTTCATAGCACTGTATAACTCATTGCTTGAGACATTCAAAGCGTGGCTTGCGTCACAGCCGCGTATTTACGGATAGGGGGCGACATCATGGCAAAAAAGAAAAAATCAGATGAATTGTCATTCGGTCAGCTCCCTTTTCCTCAAGGCCAGTCGCGCTATAGGTCGGTAAAGATCAATTGGTGCAGTCTTAATAAACGGCAAACCATGAACACGGGCGACCTCTCTTATGAGAAAAACATTTCCACAAAAGAGGCGCCGTATCTTGCGCCGAGCGAAACTCCGGCAAGTGTTTTCAATGGATATAAGTCGCAAGACGATTTTGTGATACCTATCGGGCTTTTCGGCTTTGATAATATGCTTTGCGTTGTGTATTACAAGTTTGTGAATGACAAGTTTGAGGGCACATTTGTCGATTGCATTGATGTTGTTTATAACGACGATGGCGGCATTAAGTCAGATTGCGTCAAACATACGGTTTTCCTCAGTTCGGGAAAATCTGTCGATACTCAGCGCTGTATTCTCAAATTCAATAAGTATGATACCGATGCACTCCTTGACGGCACTTATACCAAAAAACTTGTTGTATTGCCGGATAAGGTTGCGTTTGATTATGATTTTAAGGATTATGATAAAAATAAAACTACTGTCGGCGAGTTTTCATACATCATCGCCGATGCACTTGAGGTTAATGTGCGCAAATATGACGGAAAAGACAAGGACTCATTGCCTCCCGAGGGCAGTGATACAAGCGCATATTGGCAGAATTCAGAGGGCGGCGCGATATATCGCTATTCCGAGGAGGAGGATTCCGAGGGCAACCATTGGAAGGTATCTTCTCCGCCGAATTTTCCGCCGCTTAAATACGGCGTTGTGCACCAGTCAAGGCTTTTCGGCGTGAGCGATGATAAAATCTATGCCTCAGGATATAACGATTATTCAAATTGGAATTATGACACCGCCATGGATTCAAGTTACGAAAATGCGTGGTATTCCACCGCCCAGGCAAACATAAAAGCCGACGGCGATTTTTCGGGGATAACCGCTTTCGATAACCATGTCGTGTGCTTTAAGCGTGATTTCATGCAGGAAGTGTATAACAACAAAAATCCTTTCCGTGTCGTGGATATTTACGCAAAGGGCAGCATTGACAATCGCAGTATTCAGGAGGTCAACGGCAGATTGATTTTCGTCTCCGATGATGAGGTTGCCGTTTATACCGGCTCTGTTCCGAAATCAATCGGCTATAAACTCGGCATAGAGCGTTTCCGAGAGGCGGTCTCAGGCACGGACGGAATAAATTATTATCTGTTCTGCATTGATGAGAATGATAAAAAACACTTGTTCACCTATGACACGACTCTCGGCGAATGGAGCGAGCAATCGTGCAATAATGAATATGTGGACGGCTTTGCAAAGGCGGGCAGAGGTATGTTTATGCTCATGCACGACGGCATTGTCTATCGGCTTGATACCGATGCCTATACTCAGGAATGGGCGTTTGAGACGGATTTTTCGACCGGCACATCCTACTCGTCCGATACGGCGCAGTCGCTCGATATTAATCATATTTCGAAAATTCAGTTGCTTGCGGATGTTGGAAAAGGCGCGGCTTTCAGCGTGTACGCCGTTTATGACGATGAGGATTTCTCGCAATTTTCAAAAGACAAAAAGGCGGAAAGGCTTATAAAGTGTGTCGATGCCGAGGGCATCGGCGTACTCCGGGTGTACCCGAGACTTACATCACACTATAGATATAAATTGCATTTCGAGGGCAGCGGTTATGTCAAACTGTATAACCTTGAAATATCTTTAAGACGGGGCGGTGAATTGCATGAGTAATGAGTTTAAGGCGCTTGCCGCGAGGGTGACGGAGCTTGAAGATAGGCTCGCCAAAATGAAGCGGTACTATGAGGACGCACTCAGTAATCTTGATGACAGCAATTTCGCCGTCGCAGTCGTCAAAGAGCGCAATAATATGAAAGCCAAAATCACTATGACCGCCGAGGAGATAAAAACATCGGTCGAAAAGATTGATGAACTCGGCAAAACGACAAGTGAAATAAGTCAAACGGCAGAAGATATAAAGACGGAAGTAAAGAGGGTTGATGACAAATTCAGCAGTTATTCTACTACAAACCAAACTGCCGAGCTTATCACAACAACCGTTAATGCTACATATGTGGATGGGTTGATTAAAAATAAATATTCCACCATAGAGCAAACTGCCAACAATATAGGTGCTGCAGTCACCGAAATACGAGGCGATTTGAGCGAGTACGCCAAATTGGAAGTGATGAATAACGCAATTTCTTCAAAAGTTGGCATAGATTTCAACGGCATTGTTGAATCAGATTCCGCCCCGGGATCAAACAGTAATAAAACAAAGGTGTATAAAGTCGGAAGTACATATTACTATTGGGACGGGGTAGAGTGGAGCGCAACCCAAAATTACGGCATTTTCAGTTGCTTTACACAGACAGCAGACGGCTTTAAGCTTAAGGGGGATTTCAGTTCGACTACAAATGCGGAAACCACCGTCGATATCTCTGGCACCAAGATAGATATCTTGCAAGGCGGAACTTTAGCCAAATTGTCAATGGGCTTTAACAAAACAGGGGAAAATGCAACTCCGTTTATAAAATTCGGAGCAGGCGATGGAGAAAATCATACGGACATTAATGGTTTCGATGTGTACCAAGAGCAAGGGTACATAGCCAAGTATGGGAATGGGTTTAACATGATTTATTACACAGATGAAGGTGAGTTTCACGGTATGTTCATAAACCGTGTAGGTTTGGATACATCTATAGACTTGCGCGCCGATAATATTTTATTCAACGGCAATTCTCCGACGGCAGTTGCCGTGTTTGGGTAGGTGATATTATGGCAGAAATAGTACTTTCAAGCCCTTGCGGAAATATTATCAGGGCAAGTGTCAATCTCGACGATTCATATACGGCTAACGACAGAAAAGCATATTGGTACATTTCGGATGATTACAACGAGTTTAGTGATGCTGTTCGCTCCGGGCTTCCTGACCATATGAAGTATGTACCCGGAGGTGCCTCGTCGACTTCCACGAGCTTTAATAAGTGCAAGCCGGGCACAATGTATTGGGTGGCATGTGTCATATATTATGATGATGGTCTTAATAGTCGTTTATTCTCGGGTTCAATAACAACTCATCTGTACCTTTATCCCGTGATAAAATCATTTTCTGTCAGTCAGATTACACCCGGATTAAAAGAGGCTCTCGTCACTGTGGATGTGTCTGATTTGGCTCAGCATGAAATAGAGAGCGTTAGATGGCTCAACATGTCGATTACTGTTAACGGTTACTGTAAGGGAGATCACGCAGGCATAAGCGGAGTTAACGAGTTTAATATAACGCTTGACAATTTGCAAACATACACCGCAACGATAACCGTTGTTAATGGCGGATATTTCAAAGACGGGGAATTGATTTCATCCGGCAGTGAGCTTACAGCCACCGCAAGATGTACATTCTCTATGAACGAGTTGGGACAACTCACAAATCTCAGGGTAAAGCGCATTGATGACGGCGACAGTGCCGGTCTTATTTTGACATTCAATAAGCCGTCTCAGTCATTACCGGACTATGAATACTACAAATATTACTTAAATATAGATGACGATATTGTTGACGAGTCGAAAATTCCGAAATTCACAATCAACGGCATTAAATATGGTCATGAACTTAATAGAATTACCATTCGGGCTGATGTTTGGAGTATTTATGATGAATTTGATCCGGCAATTCAGGGCGAGGATAGTTTCAATTACCCTTGCACCACAGCCCCGGCAAGACCGTATATAAAATCAGTGTCGGTTTCGGGCGGTACGCTCAGCGTTCATTGGGGAGTGGCAAACACCACAAACTACACCAAAATGTACATCACTCTGTACAATAAGTCGGGCACTCGTGTTGATTGGACTACCTATGAGGAAGAAAACGCTCCCGTCAAAAGATATAATGCCGAAACAACAATCACGACATTTACAGGGATTGCACCCGGCGAGTATTATGTAAAACTCATGACCGTGCTTGTCGTAAACGGAATTGAACTGAACAGCGTTGACGGATACGGAAATGATTATGCCGCCCAAAGTGATTTGTATGTGGTGAGCGATAATCCGCGTCCCGTAGACTGGAGTTGGGTTGTGAGTAACGGAAATGCAACTACATTGCAAACCCAAAATGCATATAAGGCATTAATCAAAACAAACAACTTTGTGTTTGCCAATTTTGAGGCTGCTGTGTGGGATGATTTCATAAATAAAGTTATCGGGTTTCTCAAGTATACCATGAAATACACAGCCAATATCGGCGAGATTGTGTTCGGATATTCCACTACAACCAAGTATGCGGATATGATTGAAGATGCGCGCACCGACAGCACAAACAAGCTCACGGCGCAGATGTTTAATATAGTCAGGTATTGCATAGGCTCCATGAACTCTTTCGGTTCTGGTACCATTGCCAACGGCACAGCCGTGGCAACTGCAAAACAATCGGGAGATATCGTGTACGGTGAGTACATAATTAAATTTGCTCAAAAGCTCAACCAAATTCAATGAAAAGGGGAGATAAGTATGCAAGTAAAAATCAATGACACTAACAAAGTGTGCAGTGCGCCTATTGAACAAATGCTGTTCAAAGGCTCGGAAAAAATCGGTTGGTTGCTCAGCTTTACAATTTTGGATGACATGACAACAGATGACATTCAAAATCTTTTGCCTTCTGACGGCATTGTGACATTCGTTAAAGATGACGGAACCGAATTTTCCGTGTCGGGGTACGAAACAATCAATTCGGCGGTTATCAGGCACTATGACCGCGAACCCAATACTGAGATTCAACTCTCAAAGAGGAACAGTGAGGTGACCTCCAATGCCTGAATTCAAATTCGTAATAAACGGCACAACGCTCTCGTGCCTCAGTGATGATTCACTCACAACCGGCAATGTCGGCACATATAAGTGTTCATTTATATTTGCCGATGGTCTCCGGGGCATGACATGGTTTGCCGCATTCAAGAAAAACGGTCGTCAGCACTGCGCCGAGATAGAAAACGGCAGCTGTGATATTCCGCAAAAAATGCTTGACGGCAGCGGCACACTCTATATCGGCGTGTTCGCCTCGATGCTCAATGACCCGAGCCAATATAAACGCCTGTCAACAAACTTTGTCATGCTCAAGGTTAATTGCGGCGCTTATGATGATTTTCTCCCCGGTGCTCCAAGTTTTTGGGAGAGGACCATGATGAAAATCAATGCTCATATGGAAAATGGGATTCTCGACCACCCCGACGGCTCTGTCACTTGGGATAAGCTTGACGAAGGTGTGCAGGCAGCCATTAACGACAAATCTCTCATAAACAATCTCACAGACGGCACAGAACCGAACAGCCTACAAACTCAAAACTCACAGGCTATCAGTGAGGGAGCAATTGCTCTTGGTAAAAACTCCATAGCCGGTTCAAAATGTTTCAATATAACAGCCTTTGATGATACCAACAAATCTTACACTCTTGATAGCGTTGAGGGTTTGGAAGTCGGTGATGTGTATAGTTTGAAACTTGACTACATCTATGATAACAAGGGCACCATCACCGCAATTAACGGAAATGTTGTCACTGTTGATAATTATCAGCCCGATGAAAATGCAGATAAATATTTTAGAGTTGTGTCAAAGCCGACTTGTGGGACAACTGATTTCGGCATAAATGCTTTTGCCGAAGGTGAAGAATGTATGGCGGTAGGCGATAATTCTCACGCAAGTGGTTTGAAAACTCGTGCGGAGGGCAAATATGCACATACAGAGGGCAAAGAAACAGTGGCACATTCCGCAGGACACAGTGAAGGAGTAAAATGTGAAGCACGCGGATATGCATCCCATGCAGAGGGAGAAGAAACATTAGCAAGTAAACCTCAAGCTCACGCAGAGGGAGTGAAAACGCAAGCAAACGGACAGGCTTCACACGCTGATGGCATGTATGGCAAAGCAAATGGAAAAGCCGCACGGGTAAGCGGTTACGGTTGCATAGCAAACGGTGATTATTCAGAAGCGGGTGGAGTAAACACCGAAGCAAATGGCGAACATTCCCGTGCGAGCGGTTACGGTTGTAAGGCAAATGGTAAAGGTTCTTGCGCAGTGGGAAGATATACCACTGCAAATGGTGAATATTCGAATGTTCGAGGAAAGTTAAATGAAGTCGATAACGATAATAAATATGCAGAAATAGTCGGCAATGGCGACGCTTCTAAGCGTTCTAACGCTTACACTCTCGACTGGAACGGTAACGCTTGGTACAGTGGAGAAGTCGAAGACGGAAAGGGCAATAAACTTTCTGAAAAAGCGCAAAAGAATGAAACATCAAATGCGCTTAAAGGTGTAAAGGGCGGTACAAGTGTACTTGTAGACGATGTGTCGCCAATTACACATGATGTTGGTGTCGTTGTCAATATGCCTAACACATTAGAATATCCATATAAAGAAACTAGCCATGCATGGGGTGGAATTACCTTTACTGATAACGGCGACGGCTCTATTACGGCTAATGGAACGGCAACAACATGGGTTAATTTTATGTTGGCAAAATCCGAAGTATTTCCGAATGGCACATATATTTTAACAGGTTGCCCCAAAGGTGTAAGCGGATGTGATGTTAATGTGAGTTTGTATCGAGATAGTTCCACTACAGCATTCAAACAAGTTATAGATAGTGGGAACGGTTCTCCTGAATTTAATTTTGATGGCGTAGACTATGACTCGTATAACATAAAGATTACAATTAAAACAGGCACAGTATGCGACAACCTCACATTCCGTCCGAAACTCTGTGTATCACCCACCACAACCACACTAACCGTCAAAAACGAAAATGACGAAGTACAAGCTACTTATACACCTAACGCAGACGGTTCGGTGAGTGGCGTTAAGAGTGTATATCCTGTTATGAAGCTTGAATTGAGTGACACGACCGCAGATATGACGGTTGAGTATAACAAGGATATAAATAAAATATTAAATTTAACATTTAACGATCTTATAACTATAGAAAGCACTGACAGAACTTTTGATTGGGATAATTGTGACGAGCTTAAAGAACTTACGAATGATGGAATTTATCGTATAAAACTTCATACAACCTACCGTAATAGAGAAACTAAAGACGAAGCGATTCTTATAGTTAGCGGCTCAGGAACAAACTGGATTGATCAAGTTTTAATTCGTTCGAACTCTGCAAAAGCTTTGTTCCGTGAGAAAATCAATGCAACTAACACTTGGACAACTTTTTCTGATGAATCTATTCATAATCTAATGGATGAATCTGCATATGGAAGTCTTCGTTCAGTACTTGCAGATAGAGCAATAAGCGAGGGTGCAATCGCCCTTGGTAAAAACTCTGTAGCTGGTTCAAAATGTTTTAATATTACGGCTTTTGACGATGTAAACAAAGCTTATACTCTTGATTCGGTCGAAGGATTGGCTGTTGATGATGTGTACTCTCTCAAACTTAGCAACAATTATGACAACAAAGGCAAAATAACCGCCATAAGCGGAAATGTTGTTACCGTTGATAATTACTATCCCGATGAAAATGCGGATAAATATTTCAGAGTACCTAAAAAACCGACTTGCGGCACAACTGATTTTGGCTTAAATGGTATGGCGTTTGGTGAGGATTGTGTTGCGGCAGGTGAAAACTCATTTTCAACAGGAAAAGGTAATAGGTCGAGTGGCAAATATGCTTTTACTATCGGCAAAAATTGCGAAGCAGGTTATGGCTCATTTGCAGGGGGCAGAGACACCAATGTTCTCGGCGAGAACTCATTCGGATTTGGATTTGGGGTTGATGTACCTGCAAGTCTCGCGGCGGCAGTAGGCAGAAATGCAAAAGCGCTTAAACAAGGTGCGAGTGCGTTTGGTTTTCATGCAGAAGCACGAGAAGCATATTCAACAGCACTTGGAGATGTCGTCGCAGGTTCACCATACCAAACAGTGTGCGGTCATGGAAACATAGTCGATGAAAACGGTGATTATATATTCATAGTTGGAAATGGTACTGGTGGAAAACAGTCAAATGCATTTACTGTTAGCATGGATGGAGACGGTTTATTTGCAAAAGATGTTGCAAATAAAAAAGGCGATAGGCTCTCCCACAAGACAAACAAAGAATATGTGGACAGTGAACTTGCCAAAAAAGCTGATTTGGAAGATGTGGCTAATGCCATCAAACATAGAATGACTGGCGGCAGTACAGTATCTATTGGCAATATTTCACCGCTCATACATGATGTAGGTGTAAGAATAACCATGCCGAATCTTTTATCACATCCTTATCCCGAAACAACAAAAACCGTTAATGGTATTACTTACACAGATAACGGAGACGGTTCTATTACCGTAAATGGAACAGCAGTTGGTGGTAACGCAGCATTTACACTCAAGTCGGGAACAAAATTTGATGAAGGCACTTTTGTTATATCAGGTTGCCCAAGTGGTGGCGGTTCTTCTGAGGCAAGCTATAATATACACATTACGCTTTACAAGAATAATAAGTTTGTGGTGGCATTCAATGATATCGGACAAGGTCCGCACGAGTTTAATTGTGAGGAATATGATTATGATAAATATGTTCTAATGATTAGTGTGAATCTTGGAGCAGTATGCGATAACCTCGTATTCCATCCGAAACTTAGTTTATCGCCTACTACAACCACGCTTACTGTCAAAGACGAAAACGACGAGGTTCAGGCAACCTACACGCCGAATTCAGACGGCACAGTAAGTAGTGTTAAGAGCATATATCCTGTTATGAAACTTGAATTAAGCGACACAAACGCAGATATGACGGTTGAGTATAACAAGGATGTAAATACGGCGTTGAGCGATAAAGCGGATAAAGAACTTGCATTTAATGACATTATTACGATTAAACGATATTCATCCCACGATGAAGATAGCACTATTACATGGGATTCATGCGATGAGTTAGATTCTGTTACTGGTGATGGCGTATATATAGTAAATGCAATTTCTAATCATCATGGGTATCGTGTGGTGACTCGAAAAACACTATATGCTATACTTTTTGTGCAGTCAGTTTCCAGTACTGGTGATCCTTACAATCCGGATACTGTGAAATATACACAAACACTCGTTACGGCAGATGGTCAGACATTAACGAGGTCGGGGACGATGTCGGGCAGCGAACTGACATGGGATACATTCACAGATTTCGCAAAAGACTCAATCATCCTTAAGTCCTCAACAGCAGGAAGTAATAAAAAATTCAAAATCACCGTAAATAACAGCGGCACATTGTCAGCAACAGAAATTAAATAAGGAGTGTATAATCATGAAAATCAATTGGAATGTTCGTTTCAAAAACCCCGTGTTTTATGTTCAAATCATCCTTGCGGTGCTTACCCCTATTCTTGCATATATGGGGCTCACCGTGCAGGATCTAACCTCGTGGGAAGCACTGTGGAATATAATCAGTTCTGCGGTGGCAAATCCTTATGTGCTCGGTCTTGTTGCCGTTTCCGTTTGGAATGCCCTCAACGACCCGACCACCGAAGGATTATCCGACAGCACAAATGCTCTCACATACGATAAACCAAAATCAAAGGGGTGAGCGATATGGTAATCAAGTATAGCAAAGCAAAGGACGGCAACAAAAAACTCAGCGACAATTTCACAGTGTCGGAGTTCGCTTGCCATGATGGCAGCGACAAAATCCTCATTGATGACGAACTCGTTAAACTGTTGCAGAAAATTCGCAATCATTTCGGCAAGGCAATTCGCATAAACAGCGGTTACCGCACTTTTGCATATAATATATCGCCCCAGGTAAAGGGAGTGTGGAACTCTCAGCACACCAAGGGCACCGCGGCGGATATCGTCGTAACGGGAGTTGAGCCACGCAAGGTTGCAGAATACGCGGAATACCTCATGCCGACAAGCGGCGGTATAGGGCTGTACACAACATTTACTCATGTAGATGTCCGCTCTCGCCGTTCCCGTTGGGAGAATTTCGGCAAAGAGGTTGCCGTCAAAGGATTCTCGGGATATTCCTCGAAGAATATCACCACAATAACTGCGGCGATATCTCACCTCGTCAAAAAAGGCATTATCAACACCCCGGCAATATGGTATGAAGGCACATGGACAGACAGTGATTTTAAGTGTCTGCTCGTCAAAATTGCATCGTACATAGAGGGTTCAAAGGTTGCAAACGCAACTGCCGCCGTTGCCGTGCTCCATTCCGAGGGCGTTATAAATACGCCCGATATATGGTATAGGGGCACATGGAGTGATTCGGAGTTCAAACAACTGCTCATAAAGAGCGCAAACCACATCGGATAGGGGGTCTCAATATGGAACCAAAGCCGATTTGTCAAGAAAAATTCGATGCCATAGAGGCACACCTTACTCATATTGATAACCGCCTTGCCTCGGGCGACCGCACCATAAACCGACATAACACTGATATCGCCGTGTTGCAAAACAATGTCAACAGCCTTATCAAGACTATGAGCGGTCTCACGAAAGCCCTGTGGGGCGTTTGTGGCACTACCGTCGCCACTCTTGTCGGTTTTCTGCTGTGGTATATAAAGTCTCTATAAACGCAAACAGGGCTATAGCATAACGATATTTGTTTTGCTATAGCCCATTTTTTATTCGCTTATTCGTTTTTTGTTATTCGCCCTTTGCGGTTGCTTTACTTAAATACTGTCTTTTCAGAATACTCTTTTTGTATTCAGACATATATTTATTCGCTGCCGTCTTTGCCGCTTCATAGCTTTCCACTGTATCTCTGCCATAGCGCTTACGCACATTTTCGATTACAGTTAAATAATCGCTGATATACTTGTGGTATTCTTGCGGCGTCATTTGATAAACATACTTTTGCTTATTAACAGTCCATTCAAGCGAGGAGCTTGGGAGTGTATCAAAAATTGCGTTTCTGTCTATCGCCTGTCCGTCAAGGTTGCTTAACATATTTGACTGTGAAGCAGTATTTTCATAATTCCAGTTGCTCAGGTTTCTCAACAAGTATGCCCGACCGTTTCTTTGTTTATCTTCCGGCATAGCTTTGATAGCCTTATTCATTCCAGAAATATAGCTTGTAATAATGCTGTTGTTTTCATATTCAACACCATCGCCTACAGAACCGCTGTAATTAAACGCCCGTTCGGCTTTTTCCTGATTGTCATACATTCTGTTCAGCACATCGGTTGAATAGTTGCTGTCCGATATGAATTTATTACGCAAACCGAGTGACGCATCTCTGCGGCTATCACTCACAGGAAACAAAGCTTTATTCACTTGACCGAGAATACCTGTGTAAGAAGAAATAAGGTGGTCAATTTTTTTCGGAGACATATCCAATTCCCTCGCAAGCCTTGTTTGCCCTAATCCATAGGCGAGTTTCGTGGTGCTTTCGCTATAACGCTCATTGCTTGGATTGTATTTATCGTATTCACTCTCAATGGGCGTTCCCTTGAAGTCCTGATTGAATCCGACATCTACCAAACCGCCTAACACCGTACCGCCCAAAACCGAGTGTACTGCGTCTACTGGGTGGAGCGTTTCCGGAAGCATAGGCGGCAAGAGCTGTGATGCCAGATAAATTCCGAAATCATAAAACGCGTCTTTATTTTCCTCGGCAAAATACTCCATTGTTCTTTCGGTAAAGCTGTCAAGTAAAGCATTTTCTCGCGGTTTCGGCAGAGATACAAATTTTCCGTCGCCGATTGCAAAGTTATAAAAATTGTTTTTCTTATAACTCGACAGATTTTTATAGCCTTCCTCGTCAACTTCCTTATTCCAAATCCAACCGATTACGCCTATTATAAAAGCGTGTAACAGCCACTTTAACAATGTTTTGTATCGCTTTTTCGGCTCTTTGTCTGTGATTGTTCTGAACAGTTTATCAAGTCCCTGAATTGACGCATTGTTAAACATAATCAGCTTGTTTACGGCTTTTGCCGCAGCTCCCTTGCCACTTTTCTTGAAGTTGGTGGTTATGTCGTCGGCGTTGTAAATTGCCTGCTGAAAATCACCGCCGTTTTCAAGTGTTCTCTGAAATTCCATAAATCTCGGAGTGCTTTCAATTACATCGTTCAGAGATGCAACAGTTTCTACCGGGTGTCTGAATATAGAGTATGCTAATCTTCTTGCTTTGCCCATATCCTTTTGCGCCACCTCGCGGAGTGTCTTTGATATGTTTTCGATGTTTGCCGACAATTCGGACGAATGACCGCCACCCATAGCCTTATACTGTTTATACGCGTCGCTGTTTGAAACGATTCCGCCAAGAGCCTGTATATATTTCCACGCAAATGTAACAGGATTGTTTATCTTGGACAGCTTATATGCCGTTCCGTAGTCCCTGATAGCATTGGTTGCTGCAAAGATAGGATTGTTTTGTGTGATAAGAAGTTTCATCGGCTGCATAACAGTCTGTGATATTTTCAAAAGTCCCGACACCTGCTGAGGAGCAAGCTCCGCAACCGATTTATAAAACTCATCATTGTGTATCTGATAATATGACGGTTTACCACTTCTCATCACCGTAACTATTCTTTTGTTTGCGTTCGCAACAGGCGTAAAGTCTGTAATGGTATCTCCGAACAGTCCTTCGAACAAATCACTTACCGCAAAATAATCCTCGCCCGAATTTACAACTTGCTGAAGCGCATCGGTAAACGATTCTTTCAAGCCGCTTATATTGACGGTATGCGGTATCATATCGGGCGGCACTTTCTCCATAAACTGACCGAATCCGTCAACATTGTCCGCATAATTTGCAAGCTCCTGCATTACCTGATTACGCAGTGCATATTTGACCATTTTTTCGGTGTTACGGATAATGCTTTCAGTAGGGCTGATAATCAGTTCGCCGCTACCTTTTGCTCTAATAATAGGGGAGCGCTGATTTGCAAATGTGCCTTTTGCCAATCCTGATTTTTTACCTTTTGCACGGTAAAACGGAACATATGACGGATACATTCTGTTGAGTTCTCTCAAAGTATCATCTGTCATGCCGCCTGCCGGAATAACAAAATGCTCAAGTACATTGTTTTGGTATTCGTAAAGATTTTCGGCAGCGGTTTTGATTTCAGGATGTATTTTTTCAATCTTTGCAATCTGCTTTTTGATTTCCTCCGTATTTTCCAATGTATCATCGGCAAATACTCTTTTTGCCGTTACATCTTTCTGCTCGGGAGCAATCCATTCAAGCGAATGTCGAAGTACAAGATACTTGTCAAGTAGTTTTACATTCTTTGAATCAACCATACCTATACAGTCAATAAATGATTTAGCATCTACAATATTGCCGTCCAAATCGCGAAATCCCTCGCATATTAGGAAGTTTGCGATAGTATGGGCGTTGAGTGAATTTGTGGCAAGCACATAGGCGTTGTTTTTGCCTGATAGAGTCTTGCCCGTTACATTCTCAACATAATCAACGACCTGCTTTTGCGGATGAAAACTGTCTACCCAATCGGAATACCATTTGTGCCATTTATCCCGAAAAGATAATTTTTCTTTTTTCTGTGAGCTTACAATAGCCGCATCGTATCTTTTTGAAATATCATAAGACAAATACTCGTTGACAGAGGCAGCAATTTCATTCACCGCTTTCAAGTCCTCTTTGGAAAGCGCGCTTGTAAAGTCGGAGTAAAATCTCGGGCAAAGCCTGTTCGCTTCATTTATGTTTTTCAGGTATGCCCTTACAAACTCTGCAACCAATTCGCCGTTGATTTTTTCTGCCGGATATTTATCCAAAAACTCGTCGGACACAATACCTTTAATTTCATCAACGCTTTTTAGCGAGCTTAATTCATACTGCTTGTCAAGATGATGTCCCAATTCGTGCGATATTGTAGGAAGATTATTGGATATTCTTGTCCTGATTGCTTCTGCTTGTTTTTTGTAAATTCCCGACGCTTCGCGGTCTGCAACCTTGCCAGAAGAAATAGGAATATTGAATTTCGCACTAATCTCATCGACTATATTCGAAAGTGTAACGCCTTTATCTTTGCCGCCCTCTATACGCTCTGCGGTCCAACGGCTTGCACTTTCGGCAGCGTCGATGTCTTTACTGCTCTCCACATCATCGCTTCCGGCTTCGTCATCTACAATAACATCACTCATATCAACTTCGCTGACATTAATACCTAACTGCGTGTCAATGTCATTCAGTTTTGCTTGCAATTCTTCAAGTTCTTTAGCTCTTGGGAACTCTGCGTCAACTTCTTTTTTCAAAGTTTCGATTTCGGCTTTGTAATTAGCAACCAATGCTTTATCAACTTCAAGATTCTCGCCGATTTTTTCAGCCAAATTCGTGATACGGGTTATATTTCCCGATGCGCTGTCGCCGCCAAGTGCAGAATACTCGCCGTTGCCTTTAAGAATAAAATGTGTACCTTTGTCAAAAGATGATGTGTAGTACATATCAAGACCTCGGTAGGAGCCTATCTTGATACGCGTGCCGTTACGAGGTGCATTTTCAAGACCTTTTTTAAGCGCTTCTGCCGCCTTTGTTCTCTCGATGTATTTGTTTTTACCGAGAGTGATTTCAAAGTCTTTCGAAGTGTTATCATGCACGGTTTTAACATCTGCAGTTGTATCAGCAATAATTTTTTCTTTTTTGGCAATCATGTTTGGAAGAAGGGCTAATCTGTCCTTCATTTCCAATTTATCTGTGCTGAATTTGTTTCTGATAGATTTCAGATTATTTAACTTGTCCTCTATCTCGATTTTTTCAAGCAACAAGGGATTGCCCGAAGCTATTGCTTTTGCTTCTCTTGCAGAAAGCTGAAAATCACTCATTTCTTCAAGCTCACTGACAGTGCCGCCGGATAATGCCTGATTTATAAAACTTGCTTTTCTCTCTTGCATCTGCCACTGATAACTGTCATATGACTTTTCCTGAATATAGCGGTAGATACGAACATTTTTGTTTTCGTTACCGTAGCGAATGATTCTACCTTCTCGCTGTTCAATGTCAGACGGTCTGTCAGGGACGGTCATATGGTGGAGCGCAACAGCCTTGTTTTGCGCATTCATACCTTCGCCCATAACAGCGGTAGAGCCGATTAAAACTCTTATTTCGCCAGTATTAACTTTTGCACTCAGGTCTGCTTTATTCTCAAATTCCTGCGCAATCGCAATTTCGTTTCTTGGAATGCCCAATGCAACAAGTTTGTTTATCAAGTCGCCATACACATAAAATCCGTATTTGGCATCGGGATTATCATGTACGCCTTTATCACAAAAGATAAACTGTGTACCCTTTGTTTCGTTGCTGTCAACATATTCTTTATATACCTTCTGCGCAACTTGACTTGTTCTGTTGTTCGGCAGATTCAATTCATCAAGACTGTACTTGCCGTCAAAATATGAAGCAACAAGTCTTAAATCTATCGCCGCCATTTGCCCTGCGGTTGTAACCTCGAGCATATTGTGATCCGCTCTTTGTCCGTTGATGCGTATATCATCAATCATTTCATCAACGATATCAAGAAACTCCTCTTGAATCTTGTTGGGCTCACTGTAAACATCTATACGCTCCGCTTTCGGCAATTCCCGAATTACATCGCCTGTTTTCAGTATGTCAGCCATTCTTCGGAACTGTTCAATCATCTGCGAAACATTTTTGAATTTAGAAAATCTTTCTTTCATTCTCATGTTTCGCCCCGACGGGTCAACCTCTGCCTGGTTTACAATAGAGCCGAACATACTCGCCCATGCGTCAAAGGATTGCAGTCCGCTGTCCGATAAAATGTCTGGTCTTAAAAATCTTGTCATGTTGTAGATTTCAGACATCGAATTGGTAATCGGGGTTGCTGTTCCGAATACAATTCTGCCGCTGTTTCTGTTTAGATAGTCTGTTATCATAAACATGTTTTCGGCACGGCTCGCCCTTGTCTTGTTATTAGACTGTTTTATAGCCACGCCTGCAACACGGCTTAATTTACTGTAGAACGGCAAATTCTTAAAGTTGTGTGCCTCATCAACAAATAGACTGTCAACGCCCAATTCCTCGAATATATTGCCGCTGTCTTTCGCACTTTCGGTGACAAACTTCAATTTTTCCTCAAGGCGTTTTTTCTGATTTTCAAGGGTACTTATAAAACGACCGTCAACTTTACCCTTTTCAGCCTGTGCGGCGGTCAGCACTTCTTCCAATTCTGATATTTGGTTGTTTACAAAAGCCTTTTTTGTATCGGCTGATACATCAAGCATACCAAAAGCAGAATGAGGAATAATTGCAATATCAAAGTCATTTGATGCGACGAGAGCATAAAATCTCTGCCTTTGCACAGAATTTGCGCCTTTTTCAAGGTAAGCAACCTTTGCGGACGGATACATTTTCAAAATATCATTTCGGAAGTCCGCTACTTTGTGATTAGGCACAACCATCATATTCTTTTTTGCTATGCCCATTCTCTTTAATTCCATAGCGATAGCAATCATTTCTGCGGTTTTTCCCGTTCCGACACCGTGAGCAAGCAGAGTATTACCGTTGAAAACAGCTCTTGCCACTGCTCGCTTTTGGTAATCTCTTAATTTGAAAGTATCCGTAAGACCGTCAAATGTAAGATATTTTGCAAGCTCCGAAAAATCCATGTTTCTGTTGGAGTTGAATTTTTTGTTGAAAGTTGCAACCAAATCTTTTCGCCTGTCTGTATCTTTGAAACACCATTCCTCAAATGCGGCTTTTATGTCCTCTGCCTTTTGCTGCGCCGCCCTTGTTTCTCCGACGAGCATTTTCTTTGTATCTCTGTCAGTTACAACAATTCTGCGCATATTCAAAGCTTTTTCAGCTATTTTCACGGCATCCATATACTTTGTGCCGTATTTGTTTGTAAGCAGCGTATTGTCGCCCCAAGTGTTGCCGGATACAGACCAAGTGCCTGATGTCGGGTCATAATTTACAGTAGGCTTACTGTAAAGATGAAATGTTTCTTTCAGAAAGTCCGCGACATATTCGGATTTTATCCATGGCGCGCCAAACTGGGGTGTAATATCTTTTGCGGGTATATCTGTCGGAATAACCGCTTCCAACATTTTTTCGTTTTTTTCAAAGCCTTTTTTGCCTTTTACGGCTTCGTACTTTTCGCGGACATTGCCTGATAAATAAACCTCATTAAGTTCATAGGTCCCGTCGGGAGTGTAGACAACTCTGTCATCCAATTGCTTAATCGCTTCTCCCTCGGATATGCCTGTAAGGTCTGCTATGCGGTTTATATTAACGCCGCCTGTTTCGCCGATGGATATACTCAAAGCATCGAGAACGCTGTCAGCCTTTTTAGGTTTTCTTTTGCCTAAAGTATCTTTGGTGAACATTTCAGATTTTACAATTTTCTTTGATTTTGTGTCATATACTTCAAGACCTGACATTTTGTAGAAATCATTATCGGCGGATAATAATTTTTTGTTCTTATCTAACGCCCCGTGTTTCTTAACAAAGCCGTCATATACTGCGTTAAGGGTCTTCCTTTTGTTTTCGATATAGCCTGTTTCATAATCGCCGAGAGTAGCATCAACCAATTCCTGATAAGCTTCTTTAAGTGCAACATAGTCTTTTGCGGCTTTTGCGGATTTGCCCTTTATCTGCTTAACCTCACCTGTGGCTGCGTCTATGTATTCAACGGTATCGTTTTCAGCCACACTGAATGTTTGCACGGGGGTGTTATTTTCGGTAACATCAACGCTACTTACAGTTTGTACGCCGCTTAACAGATTTTTAGGCAATTTTCGTATTGCTTTTACAAGCTGTTCCGCAACATTTCCGGTTGCCGTAACATCGAGAACCGATTTGCCGCTTCTCCAGTCTCTTCTCGAGGTGAGCTTACCGATAATATTTTCAGGGTGATTTACAAAATACTCATTAACAGAAAACTCTCCGTCTTCGGTAGAAACAGTGTCTAAATTGATAAAGTTCTCGCCGTTTGTGTCGGATGTCTTTTGCATAATAATTAAGTCGGTCACAACGCTTGCGCCGGCGCTTTTTGTGAAAACATCGGACGGCAAACGATATGCGCCGAGCAGTTTTCCACGATTGCTCAGCTCCGTTCTTGTTGTGCTGTCGAGTTTATCGAGAGTACCCTTTGTTGTAAGGAACATAAGAACACCGCTGTCATTCAGCTTGTCCATAGCCTTAACAAAGAAATAATCGTGAATTAAGTATTTTTTACCCTTATAGTTATATTTCACCTCGCCGAAAGGAACATTGCCGATAATAAGGTCAAATGCTCCGTCCTTGTAAGCTACATCTTGGAAGGGCGCAATTTCGATGTTGGCGCTCGGATATAAGCACTGTGCGATTCTTCCCGATATGGAATCAATTTCAACACCGAACAATGAGGAACTATCTTTTATAGCCTTCGGCATTCTTCCGAAGAAATTGCCGACACCCATTGACGGTTCTAATATATTGCCGCCCTCAAATCCGAGGTGGCTCAAGCCCTTGTAAATTCCGTCAATTACGCCTGTTGGTGTGAAATACGCATCATTGACCGTGCTTTGCGCTGCTTTAAGTTCGCTCTCAGACATAAGCTCTTGCAATTTAATTCTGTTTTCGCCGTAGAACGAACCCGAAAGACCGCCCCAACCTTTGAATTTCGCAAGTAATCCCTGCTGCGTTTTTGTCGGTGCTTTTCCACTTTTTTCAATAGCGTGCAAGGTTTCAATGGCTTTTATGTTGTCGGTCATGCTCGGAGCGGTCTTATCAATATCTTCCGCAACGGTTTTTGTGATGACAAAATCTTTTGACTTGCCGCCGTGCTCAGCTACATCGACATTATTGTTTCCATCAATTCCTGTTCCGCTATTTCCATCGCTGTCGTCTGATTTTCGTATTCGGTCGTTGTTATCTCTGCTGTCGTGTTGTTCTGCGGCAAATGCTGCTGTTTCAGGAGGTTGTATGTGTGTTCCGCTCTCAGAAGCGACATTTTTGCCAAGCTCTCTATCATCTGTTCCAATGTTCCGTTTTTCTTCAACTTCCGATACAGGTTCGGATTTTCGTACTTCATCATTGTTTCCGCTTTCTCTTTCCAATACTCTGTTGTGAACATTTTCAACACCGTCCTTATCTGTATTTTTTTCAATTATATCACTTTCGGGCCGATTATTCAATGTATGTTTCGCTGAATCGTGTTTTTCATAATCAGACAGTTTTATTTTGTCGCCTGGTTTTGCGTTTTCTACAGCTCCCAAAAGAGCGTTGACATCAATCTCTTTTATACCACTTTCTGTGCTATTGACAATTTTGCTATCTTGTGCTATACTATCTGTGGATGATGTTTCCCCAAGCGAGCTGCTATTATCAGTAGCTTCTGACTTGGACTTGAAAGAAGCATCATCCTTTTTAATTATGATGATATTCCCCTCACTGTCTGATACCTCATGCAGATAATATCTGTTGTCTGTATCACTCTTTGTTACAACAACACCTACAAAGGCTTTTTGAGTTCCTATCCGGATAGGTGCTGCAAAAACATAACTGTCATAGTTTCTGCCCTTCCAATTTTCGACATAATCAATCTGCCGTCCCTTTTCTATCACAGCCGGAACACTCGCAAACGCAATAGCTTTTGCTCTGCCTATTCCGTGAGCAATGCTACTGTCAACGCCTTTGTCATTTATAGCTACATCACCAAAACCCTCACGGTGAACTGTACCGCCCAAACTTTCAAAATATTCATATACCTGTTGTGATAATTTCTTTTCTCCGACCTCAAATTCTTTTCCTGTTGCAGTATATACGACAGCATCATTCATCAGCAAAGGTATGCTATCGGTTAGCTTTTTGAACAATTCAGTCGTTTTCTTGGAGTTTGCTTTTTTCTCCGATACATTATCAGTTGTATTTTCTACACTTTCGGTTGTTGTAAGTTTTGCGGCAGAATTTTCTGCATTATCGGCGGTGTTTATAAAATCATATGTTACGGAAACGCCTGTACTGTAGTCAATACTAAAACCGCTGTCACTGTATTTTATACCTTTAAGGTCTGTAAAACTGTCAGAACCGTCAGGTTTTTTTGTGCGCATACTTGTATTGCTGATACTCTCCAATGTGCGTACTTCCGATGCGCCGTTGTTAAATGTAACACGAACCTTATCGCCGATATGATTTTTTACATAACCGACAAGTCCGGCTTTTGTTCTGAAAGGCACTTTGCCGTCCTGAATTTCTGTAACAACGGGCCCATCGGCAGAATTGATGATGTTTTTTATTGACGACAACATTTCCTGTGTTATTCCCGTGCAACGGTAATCGTCGACAAACGCTTTTATACTTATCGGCAATTCGGGAAGATTGTCGTCAAGGGCTTTAATCGCTGATTTAGCCTTACTTTCGGTTCTGACGCCTGTGACACCCATGCCCGTCGGAAGGTGCATCACGAGATACTGACCGTCTTTGTATTTATAAAAGCCGTAGTGCCCGTATGTTGTACCGTTCACTGTTTCAGCCCATGGGTTTCCTGCCTTGCGGAAATAGTCCAATTTTTCTTTCTTGTATGACTTTCTGCCAAAATCTTTGTCGGAATTAAGCTCATAAATGCCCGTGATTAAGGTCTTGCCGTTCATCAAGACGCTTTCTTCCGTATCGATGAGTTTTAAGCCGTCAACTTCCTTTGCGTGGTTGATTATGTTTGTGTCAGTTGCATCTTCATTAACGGTCTTGTTGTCTGCAGGGTTCTTTGCCTTTTCATCAGATACCGTCGCACTGTTGCCGGTGTTATCATAATTTTGCTGATTTTGCGTATCATAGGTATTGACAAAAGTGTCATTTTGGTGTACACTATTGTCAATTGAAGTCTCGGTTTCGGCAGAAGCGTTTCGGACGATCCAGGGAGGGGCTTGTACATCTCCCGTCTGCCGCGCCGAGGCTTTTTCTATATAAGCCGTAACAACGCTGAGAGACTTTGCTTTGGTGTCGGGAACTGCCTCGGCAACATAATATGTACCGTCCACTTTTTTGGATAGTCTTATCATAGGCACAGGATTCTGATTCTTATCCCTATATTCCTTGCTCGTTTCTTTAAGCACCTCAATTGTATCATAATTGTCCAAAACATAGCCGATTCTCGCAATATCTTCGACATTTGCAAGCGAACTGTCTGCAACGCCGTTTACACCGTGTCTCTTGAGAATGTGAGAAACGGTGTTAGCCTTGATATTATGAACATAGTCGGCGGTATCTATACCGAGAGTGCTTTTTATATCGTTATTGAGCCTGTCTGTGACACTGCCGATGACATATTTGCTTTTGCTATCGGTCGGGTTATTCTTTACCTTTTCGACAAAATCAACAAGATTTTTGTCAACTGCGTTCATGAACTCCGCCGGGGCTTTTGACTCGTCATAATAATGCGATGATTGGCTATGGGCAGAATCGCCTTTTTGGTGTACACTTGTGTCAAAGGCAGACGATGAGACAAGGGGCGCTTCGGGCGTGAGCTGTGGGCTGTTATCAGCATTCGGCATTTGGCTACCGACGGCTGCCTTTGAAGCACCGAGAGCGTCATTATTGACTGCCGTGTCAGAATCGGCTCTTTTTGCGTTTCTCACACCTGTTGTCTCAACGGTATGCGTCGTATTGCCATGAGAAACCGCACTCTCGGAGGCAATCGCCTCATGCGGGATATACTGTTGCGCCGCCGTCCTTATCCTTCGCAAATCATCAATCATTGACTTGACATACTTATCCTGTCCGACAAACCTTGCTCCCTCGCCGAAAGTATATTTTTTGCCGTCGATGATTACGGTTTTTACACCCTTGCCGCTCAGATATGATTCCATGGTGTCGGCATATTTTATGACCCTGTCTGCAAGTTTTGAGGCATTCACGCTCACGCCGCCGTTTTCTGCCTTGGCATTTGCCCTTGTCATCTTGGTAAAATCATCGGACATCCTATCATATATTTCGTCAAGCACCATTTTGTTCTGCTTGCTCTGTCCTGCAATGCTTATGCCTGTTTGGATCCCGGCAAAAGCAAATGATATAGCCAGTTCTTTTGTCATTTCGCCGAGTGTAGGGCGTTCTTCCTTTGGATGCAAATAATATGTAGAGCCTATGTCACCTACGGAGAATGCACCGGCGGAAACCATATTCCTTGCAAGCTCGGGAATAATCTTGTTTTGAAGATTCTTATTAAACAGAATTTTTTCGCCCGCCGCACCGACAACTTCACTGAGACTTGAACCCGCTGCGCCGCCGACAAAACCTATTGCGGCATTGCGTACCACATCAGTGGCAGAACCGCCGCTAAAACCTGTCTGCGCGCCGTTTGTGATTGCAAATGTTATACCGCTGCCGATTATATTCTTAAGCTGCGGAGTAAGCCTTGACATCCATTTGACCCCGCTCAGGGCGCCACCCACTGTCTGACCCATGGCAACAGTGCCTGCAACGGAACCGGCAATGTTTCCAAGTACATTGGCCGTCGAGTGTGTTTCGTTAGTCTTTTTCAGAGCATTTGTTTGGCTGACATAGTTTTGCGTATCAAGACCCGCTTTTTCATATTTGCGGGCATTCTTCTTATCTGCAACGCCAGACGCCGCGCCGAATGTCAAACCGTCGGCAAAGCCTGACACAGTCGCCATAGCCGCACCTGTATCGGTGTTTGCAATTTTTCTTCTTGTGTTATTTTCGGCAAGGGCAGAGAGTACCTTAAAATCATCTTCCTCGGTATCGGTTGTCAGCTTTTTGCCGTTTTTGTATTTCGGGGTATACTCAATGCCGCTTGCGCCAAAGCGTTGAGTATAGTTATGCTGCACAGCCCACTTTGCAAAGTCGTTTTCATCAAAGGTATCTGCATTGATGCCGTAACGCCCAATTGCATTACTTGCGTTATATCGCGCGGACATGGTTTTGTATTCCTCATCCGTCGGAAGTTTTATCGGCGGTTGATTTTCCATACCCAAAATGCCCTTTGTGCCGAGTTGTCTGCTGTTTGCTTTATGCTCGGCAATAAGGTTTGCGGTGCTGTTATCACGCTTACTATCTATGACATCAAATGCTTTTTTTGCTATGCCAACCGCCTTTTGATTTGCGTTTCCGTTGGCAAACAAATCTACATCATTCTTTGACGGCAAATCAACAATGGGGTCTGCGCCGAGACCGATAATATCTTTAATGGTTTTGGGATTTTTCTCATCATTTTTCTCGTCATTAACCGTGTTCGTTGTCTTTATGCCCGAATTGACATTTTGTTTTGGCGGAGTATACCCCCTATCCTTCAGCATTTGTTTTCCGAGCCGTACTTGTTCTTTGTTCAATTTGATTCCCATATTATCACCTCGTATAATGTTTATCGTTCAGCACATTATTAACTTCATTCTCTGTTATTCCGAATTTGTCAAACAGCAAATAACTCTTTTGCTCGTTGGTCAGTGTGGAATTAAGTATGCGTAAAATAATGAAGTCGGCAGCTGTTTTGTTTGCCTTATACTGCGCATAGCCGTTTGGCTGAAGTATTTTGAAATTTTCATCTTCAGAATACTTTTCTGCTGCTTCTTTATTCAATGAATCAGCCCACTTTACGACATCGTCATCTTTCATTGGTGCTGATGTCTTTCTGTTGGAAGAGCCTGAATTTGCAGAAGATTTCCCTGATGTTAACGCCGGGAGCGAACCACTGCCTGCCGCTGCGTTATTAACGGCTATTTCGGCGTTTGCTTTTGCGTCTATCTGGTCGAGAGCACCGCGCAACTGTGCATCATTCATCCGTTCATCCGCCGCCGTCTGATTGGTTGCTATGCGCTCCGAGGTTGCAAGCTTGCCCCAGTCAAGCGCATTTGCGGCATCGGACTGCCGTGCGCTCTCCGTTTGGCGTTTCGGTGTGGCAACAGCCGTTGCGGAATACAGCGAATACCTGCCCGAGCCGTCGTGTATCTTGGCATTGCGGGCAACATTGAGTTCGTCGATTCTGCGCTGAATTTTCTGCCTTTCCGCCGCGTCTTTCGTATTGGCGAGTTGCTTAGTAAGGGCATTGATATTCGATTGAAAATCGATGTTATCATAACCTGATTTGAGTGTGCCGTCCGAATTGAAATACGGATTACCCATCCAATCGGGCGTTTCTCCCGTTATATTTGCGATATCTGCCTGACGGGCATATTCGTTATTCTTGCGTGTCTCGGAGTTATTAAACGAATTATTAGCCGCAGCGATGGTATTGCTGATGTTCTGATTCTCCGCGTTGCGCTCTGCCTGAATCTGAACACCGAGGTTTGAGAGGATGTCATTCATGCGCGAAATGCGGTTATTATACATATCCATGACCTGATTCTGACCCATTTGAACAAGTGTCGCCTGTTGTCTCATGGCATTTGCCGCAGCGTTTGAGTCTATGTTTCCGCCGTTGGTTGACGCAGACGCAGCAAGGGCATTTCCCTTTGCGCCGAGTGCGGCGAGGTCGTATTTTGACATAATCGCCTTGCCTTCATCGGTCGAGAACGGGTCTTGTTTTGTATAGTTCCACGCCTCATCGGTCTTGCCGTGATAATCCTTGCGATCGGCAGCTATGTTATCCCACTGCTGATTTAAGCGGCGATAAGCGTTATTTTGGTTTTGAGAATACAATTCATCTTCGCTGAGCGGCTGATTTTCGGCAAAGCTTTTCATTGCGTCGTCGAGTTTATTCGTATCCGTCCAATACGACACGCCGTCATACTCCGAGGACGGCAGACCGAGATTTTTGCCGCCGAAAGACACTTCGCCTGTGGTGGGGTTATATGATGTGGCTTTATCTATCTGCTCCTTGGAAAAACCGTATTTTTTGCCCTGCTCATACATATACGGACGGAACTGCTCTTTGCCAACGGTGTTATAATACTTATCGGCATATTTCTTTGCGCCCTCATAATCAAGGTTGCTGAGGTTATCGGCAATGGTCTTACCCTGAGAATCCGAGCGCAGTTTTTCATAATACTGTGCGGCTTTTTGTGCGGCAGTGTTCATGCCGGTTTGGTCGTTTGCTTTTTCGGCATTGGCATATGCCTGTTTGTAGTTGAGTATATTATCCATATACTTTTTGTAATCGTTCATCGAGAAAATCCCCCTTTTGCTATTTTGTTATTCTGCGTGCACCGACATAATCACCGCGCCCCGACAGATTGCTTATCTTGACGACATCGCCCGTCTTGGGCGCCTGGATATACTGATTATTGCCGATATACATACCGACATGACCCGGTGCGGATGCAGTGCCGTCACTGCCCTTGAAGAAAACAAGGTCGCCCGGCTGAAGATTTGATTTATCAATCGCAGTGCCGTTTTTGAACTGCTCCTGCGAGGTGCGGGAAATGTTGATTCCGTTTTGCTTATACACATATTGCATAAGTCCCGAGCAATCAAAGCCTTTCGGAGTTGCGCCGCCCCACACATACGGAGTGTTGAGATATTTCTTTGCCGTGTCAACAAGGCTGTTGCCGCTTGCGGTGCCCAATGACGGCGTAGCGGCGGCAGAAGCGCTCTGTGCGGTCGGCTGAGAATACGCCGAATAATCATAGTCCGTCTTCGGTGCTGCGGTGTAGGTGCTCTTTTTTGCGCTCTGCGACGGGCTGAGACCTGTTGCCTGTGTGATATAGTTCTTTGCGGCGGCGGTGACATTCGGATTATCGAGCACTTTTTGATAATCGACATATTCATTGAATATCTTCCCGTTCCTATCCAAAAACGGATTATTGCCGTACATTTCGTTGAGCTTGGCGGAGTAGTCCTTTTGTGTGCGATTGTTCTTATAGTCCAGTATGCGGTTGACATTATTTTTGATATTTACCATGATTTCACCCCCCTGTTTGATGAGTTTGCATTGTTCCATAGAATAATCATATAATAAACAGGGGGTCTGTTATCGCCAACATTAATGGGGTTTAGGATTGTTTTTCTTTAATAATAACTTAAAAGTACTTGACAAACCGATAACTTTTGAGTATAATATGTACTGTGAGGTGAATAATAAAAAGTGTATTCCATAAAATTTTACAAAGACAAAAACGGCAATGAGCCATTGAAAGAGTATATAAAAAGACTTGGAAACAAAAATGACAAAAACAGCCGTGTGAATTTTAACAAAATACGAGATTATATTAAAATACTCAGCAAATACGGTACAGTTGTCGGAGAGCCTTTTGTGAGGCATATAAAGGGCGAGATATGGGAGTTACGCCCGTTGCGCAACCGCATATTGTTCTTTGCCTATGACGGGAACAGTTTTATACTATTATCTCACTTTATAAAGAAGACTCAAAAAACACCCATTATCGAAATTGAAAAAGCCCAGAGGCTTATGAATGAATATAAGGAGAGGAGCAACAACAATGGGAATAAGTAAAGATTACTCAACAGCCATAGAACAAGCAGAAAAAAACATTGCTGACATCAAAGAGCGCGGAGCGGATGCAATCGGCTCTGATGTATTGGAATTTATGGACTCTCTTTCCACTTCCGAAGAAATAACGGAAAGCAACTTAAGAATAGCTTTAATCGACGAGCTTATCAAAGCGAGGCAAGAAAAAGGCATAAGCCAAAAGAAACTCGAAGAATTAAGCGGCGTGAAACAGCCGATTATAGCACGAATGGAAAAAGGAAGCACAAGTCCGCAAATAAATACGCTGTTAAAGGTGTTGGCGCCACTCGGGAAAACCCTTGCTGTCGTGCCCTTGGAACAAAACAACCAAAGCTCTGTACATTGATTGAAAACAGTTTGAATTAAAAAAACATACAGTGTATGTGTAATGCAAGGCGTTCCGCCGCCGTAAGCGCGGGACTATAATGCAAAGCGGCGGTTCCGACTCGTCGGTAAAATAAAAGTGAACAAAAAAATCCGCAGCTATATGCGGATTTTTTTGTTGTTCGTACACCTGTTCAATACGCTCAACACCGCACCACGCCGCACTTGCAAAAGAGCGTGTACGGTTCAACCTGTACATGTACATAAAAACCGTACAACTTTTTGCCGATATGTACGATTGCCCCCGACGCAACGATGAATCTGTGGGATTTCTGTGGGATTAAAAAATGAAAGCGCCTATTTTCAGGCGCTTTCGGCATAATGGTCGGGGTGACCGGCTCCACAAACACTGTTTTCATGCCTTTTCCTTGATTTTCAAAACCTTTGCAAACACGCATAAATACTGCATTTTCGGGTTTGAACAGCAATTGTAAAATCATCGCAAAATCAATTTTTTTCGAATTTTGTGGGATTTCTGTGGGATTTTTATCGTTAAATTTTAATCGAATCCAAAATCTGCACCGCCTTTTCTTCCTCTTTTGGATAAAGATGCGAATATGTATTCCATGTCATTTCTACATTTGCGTGACCGAGTCGCCTTGCAACCTCTTGAATGTTAATTCCGGCATTGGCAAGGAGTGAGGCATGACTGTGTCGAAAGTCATGGATTCGTATTGTTTTAAGCCCTGCCGCAGAGGATATCATCTTGTTGTAGTTTTGCAATGAGGTGTCTCTGAGTGGGCGAGTACCGCCGCATATGCGATAGTTTTTGCTGAAACCGTCAATCTGCTTCCACCGCATTTTATGCTCTTTCAGAATGGCTATAAGCGGTTTAGGCATTTGCAGGGTTCTTATTGAGGATTTTGTTTTCGGAGCGCTCTCAATATCTTCTCCCTTTTGCTTTTGGGTGATGCTTCTTCTGACATTAAGATATATTCCATCGATGTCGCTCCATTTCAGAGCGTGAATTTCGCCTTTTCTGAGCCCTGTATAGAATGCAATGCAAAAAAACACATAAAAGTCCCATGCGTTGATTGTGTTGGTATTTTGGGCGTGTTTCAATGCTTGCTCGGCAAACTTTTGAAACTCCTCGGCGGTGTAATAGTCCATCTCTTTTTTTATTGTTACCGACGAGCGAAAATTTCCGACCTTGGTCAATGGATTGTTTGGCATATAGTCAATCTTGACCCCCCAGTTGATAACAGCACGAAGCGTTGCATATATATTTTGCTTGGTTTTCAGCGCCAATTCTGCGCCTGATTCAACATCCTGTTTCCATTGTTGGAGTGTGGCGCTGTTCAGTTTGCGCAACGGTATATCGCTGATATACGGATATACATAGTGATTGATGGTTGTATCATTCTTCTTCCAACTTGAATATCGAATTTCATTTTTGGTTGCCTCAAGATATTTTTCACAGAGTTCTCTCACAGTCATGTTTGCGGATGGAGTTGCCTTTTGCAGTTCTGCCATGAGTCTCATTTCAATGTCCTTTGCCTCGGCAAGACCGTAAGCGGTTTTTTCGGTTTGCTTGCGGTTGCCTTGGTTGTCGTAATAGTCAACCCTTACGCGGTACTTTTGCCGCCCGTCTTTGCTGCCGTTTGATTTTGTTATTGACATTTCAATCATCCTTTACTTAAAACAGCGCCCTTGCGGACGCTGCGGTGTTCGTTCATGGTTATTTCCTTTGTAAATCTGCTGTCCTATTCAATATTCTTTGTATGTGAATATCAGCGGAATTATTTTTCTTCGAGCACAATCCACACTACACCTCCGACAAGCGTCGTGGCAAAAAGCTGTATCACAAGTTGCTTATAATTCACCTCGGCTCTGCGAGTATAATCTTTTTCTTTTTTTGAGGCGGTAATTATGTTGCTGATGGTGTCATAACCCGAGCGCAGTATGTATTCGTGAGGAACATTTTGTTTGGTTATCCTCGTTTCTATTGTGTTGTAAGGTACGAAAAACAGTGTTTGCATAAGTATAGCTACCGCATATACGATAATTGCAATTTTTCTTTTTGTTGTTATCTTTTTCATATCAACCCCTCCGCCCGATACACCTCAACAGCTTTTTCGACAAACTCTGCCCGTACAATATACAAATTAAAACAGCACAATAGCAACCTCTTATCATTAGTTATCGTTTACGGCTGTCCCTATGCAATAATAGCATGGCAGAAAGCATTTTTGAGCTTCGTCAATATCCAAAGCTGTTGCAGCGCTGCGTCTGGCAAATGTGCAAGTCTGTCTGTGATATCTATTGCCTGACGGTGTGACATAAACCGTGCTGTCATTGTTTGTGACATTCGGTGTAATCTCTTGTCCTGTTGTAGTTATAGCCCAAAAAGATAATGATGAGATTAAAATTACCATGACTAAGGATGCAATAATCTTTTTGGAAGTCAATTTATTGTTCAAAACCGAATAGGCATATGCGTCAGCCTCAATCTCGGAAAGACAAGAGTCAATATATTTTGAGTTGCCGCCTATGTGCTTTAATTCAATGTGCCCGAGCTCATGCAGCATAACGCATATCTTGTCCGATGTATGCAGCGCGTTGTCAACAAATACGACCTTGGTTATTCCACAGTATGTAAACGCTCGGGATGAACCGGGGTTCAATCCGTAAGCGCGCAGCAACTCATCGCCTTTCGGAGTGTTGAAAAACACCGTATCATATCCGTGCGTTTGCAGTTCGCTTATAATGCTTTGAACATCGATTTTTTTATACTTCCTTTTCAATCGTCTTGCAAGCTTATAAATCTTATTATTCATAACAGCAATCCTTTCAGGGTTGCTATCATGCTGCCTGCTTAATGTAGTGTTGTTCCCGGTTCGTCATCGTCAAATGACGATATTTCCTTGCCACCGAATGCTGCAATTTCGTATGAACCGAATTTTTGAGGTGAGTCGGAATTCTCAATTACTTGTGCCTCTATGGTTTCTTCGAGATTATTATCTAAAACACTATTAATATTGGTGTAATTTATTAAAAAGAATTCAAAAACTCCATTTAAGAATCCCAATAACTCACTATTCAGATCGGCGTATAATCTTGCTATTTCATCTATTGCATCCTCGTCTGACAATTCATCGTTAACAATATTTTTATATAGCGGAATTAAAATCACCGAAATCATATAATTATATTTATTGGCATAACAACCGTTTTCTATTTTGAGTGTTCCTGTGCCTACTTTTTTGATTATATTGGCATAATCAATACTTGTGTGTTCTATGTGGGCGACTGCATGGCGTGCATTCCTAATAAATTGCAGTCTTTTATTTTTATCACTTTTATCATTATTTTTGCAATCGTCAAAAACATCACATATTTTATCAAGCTTTTCTCCCATATTAGAACTTTTAATAAAAACATTTATTTTTGAATCTGTTTTCGATTCGCTTATGAAATCATATGTGTCATACAGTTTAAGTATTATACATTCCAGCGCAAGAAAAAAAGCATTATTTGTATCAAATTGCCCGAGTATATAGCCGTCTTGAAACGATTCGCAGAAAAACTCCTGCAGCCAAGCAATGTTATTCAAAAGAGCGTTTGAATTATAGAGTGATGTTAGGGCTTCATAAATCCTTGAAGCAAACTTCCGTACCGTGTCGTCTTGACAAAACACTTTTGTTATGTCTATATCAAGCAATAATGTTTGATTTTCTTGTGCATTATTTGTTTTTCTTCCCAATAAATAATCGACTGAACAATCAAGTTCATCAGCTATTTTGGCGAGATTTTCAGATTTAGGCGTTGAGCCACCGGAAAGCATTGATGAAATAGTGTTTTTGCTCAACTCGCAGGATGCCAATATATCTTTAATTAGTACTTTTCTTCGTTTTGCTGTTGATTTTATGCGTTCTGCAATATCTTGTGCATTATACATATAGACAGCCCCTTTCATTTGTACAATTCATCAAAAATCCCAAAACATTTGGAATTAGCATTGACATTCCCAAAGTTTTGGGATATAATATAACCATAGCCATTGAAAATACATCCTTTAGTTTTCGTTGAGTTTAGTTACCCTACGGGTTTACACTACTCTCAAACGGCAAGCCGTTGAGGGTTCAGCTACCCTATATGCACTACTCTCAAACCAAACGGCAGCGAAAAGATTCGTTATATGTAATCGGTGTGGTTACCTTTATTATATCATAGCGAATTTTTTTGTCAAGACAGAATTGTAAATTACAAAATATTAATTATGAGGTGATTGAAAATGGAGAACAACACAACTTACGAAAAGTATTACAAGGTACTGCTCAACGCGGTAAGCAGGATGAACAACCTGGCTGATGGAAAGGATTTGCCGAGAAATCATACCGCGTACGGAATGGCGGCGGCTTACGCTTCAGTTCTTCGGGACCTCGGCCATGAAGTTGACATCTGCGTATACGGCGACGGTGATTATCTCGTGTCCGCAAAGCTTGTTGTTGACGGCGAGACAAAAATCGATTTTGAGAAGTAAATGTCGAAGAGACCGGCATAAAGCAACCGTCGCTGAATATTGCGCTTGCCCTGGCAAGGTATTACGGCGTGACGGTTGAGGAACTTGTAAGATAAAGCATTAAATTAACGAAAGGAGCACATACAATGAACAATTTATCAAGAATCAGACTGCGCGAAGGTTTCACACTTAAAGAGCTTTCGGAGAAATCCGCAGTCGATACGGCTAAACTTAACCGAGTCGAGAGAGGCTTGGTTGATATGCCGGGCATGGCATGGAAAGCGGTTGCCGAAGTCCTTGGCGTAACCGTGGACGAACTGCTTGCAGACAATAACTAAACGAAAGGATGATTGAGATGAAAGTATTATTATTCTTAACACTGTTCTCAGCCGCGACATTCGGCTACATAATCGGCGTTCTCACGGCGCACGAATACGCAATCAGAAACAAACTCAGCTTTCCGAGGGCTTTCGCAAAGCTCTACGGCAAGGCAAACGCATTCCGCATCCTGGTGATTGTGACAATTGCTCTGAGCGTGGCTTGCCTTATAATCGCCTTTGCGCTTGTGAGTGCCGCCGACGCAGAGCCGCAGTATACTTCATATTCGGTTCAGCAGGGCGACACACTCTGGGAGATAGCGCACGAAAAATACGGCGATACGGCCGATATCAGAAAAGCCGTGTACGATATAGAAAAGCTCAACGGGATAACCGATTGTTACATCTCCCCCGGTGACATAATCAAACTTCCCGAAAAAGCGGGCAGATAATGAAAGTGCCCCTCTTGCGAGGGGCGATGATTGAAATGTAATGTCGAAGAACAAAGCCTTCACGAACATTGCAAGTATATTATAACAGAATAATCTGTTATTGTCAAATAATTTTATGAAAGGATTGATTGAGATGTTATCAAAAAACATAGCACCGCCGGATGTGTGCCTTAAGGTTTACTATGGCGCAAGCATGGGCGAGGTTGGCAATGCAGAGATACGCACTCTGTTCGGAGAAAAAATCGGCAGTGCCACCATAACGCGTATCAAAAAGAAAACCGCCGAGAGAATGCATGAACTCAATACACCGAGGATTGACGCGCGAAGCGTCAATGTCAAAGTCCTCTTTGAGGTGCTCGGGCTTGATGTAGCCGCGCTTGAGCGGAACTATCGAAAATTAGTCAAACTAAAGGAGTTGGAGTCAAAATGCTGAAATTGAAATGCAGATGTTGCGGTCACGAATTGAGTGAGGGAACTGAATATCGGATAATATATTCCGGTGACGCAAAATTGGTTTTTTGCGAATCTTGTATATGTGACAAGGACTGTTCGTATGAGATAGTCGATGTAATACTTAACTATGGCGATGTATTGGAGGATGCGGTATGAGTGAATTAATCGAAGTGGTACAGCTGCCGAAGATAGTCGAGCAGCTGCACAGCATAAAAGCCGATTTTGAGGCAAGGGCGGCAGCAGTGTCGAGTGTAATCTGCACCGCCGATAATTACAAAAGAATCAAGGCTGACAGGGCGGAAATCACCAAAATATATAATGAGCTTGAGAGCCGCAGAAAAGCCGTGAAAGTGGAGATATTAAAGCCGTATGATGAGTTTGTCAAGGTGTATGACGAGTGCATAACAAATGTGTACAAGCCCGTCAAAGCAAAGCTTGACGAAAGCATAGCAGAGGTTGAGGGCAGTCTGATAGACCAAAAGCGGCAAGCCGTCGAGGATTATTTCTATGAATACGCTGCGTCATTCGGCATAGACTTTGTGCCGTTCTCTCGCGCAAATGTCAAGGTCAACATGAGCACGAGCGAGAAGAAAAGCCGCGAGGAGGCAAAGGCGTACATAGACGGCGTGGTTAAGGACCTGGAACTTATGGCGACTCAGGACGAGAGCATCCAAAATGAGATACTCTATGAATACAAAAAGAACCTTGACATAGCCACATCAATCACAACGGTTGTCGATAGGCACAGGGCGATTGACGACAGGTTGCCGAGCGAATTTGTAACCGGCACAGAACCCGAGCCGGAAATGAACGAATCGCCGAAACCGCTTGCCGCTCCGACAGTGGAGGCATACGAGGCAGAGGAAACAAAACACATGATGTCGTTCAGGGTGAGAGGGACAATATCACAGCTTAAACAGCTCAAAGAATTTATCATAAATAACGAGATTGAAATAGTGGAGGAATAAGAAATGAACGAAGTTGCAAAAAGACCTACATTCACCATGACCATTAACAGCGATGGCTATAAGAAGCTCATCAACAAAACCCTGGGCGACCCGACAAAAGCGCAGCGCTTTATCGCGTCTATCACTTCCGCGGTTGTCATCAATCCGCAGCTATCCGACTGCGATGCTAACAGTATCATCTCTGCCGGATTTCTGGGCGAGAGTTTGAATCTGTCGCCGTCGCCACAGCTCGGACAGTATTATCTTGTGCCGTTTAACGATAACAAAAATCATCGCAAAGTAGCGCAGTTCCAACTTGGATACAAGGGTTACATACAGCTTGCAATCCGATCCGGCTACTACACCAAGCTCAATGTGCTTGCCATAAAGGAAGGCGAGCTTGTAAAGTTTGACCCCCTCAATGAGGAAATCGAGGTCAATCTGATAGCGGATGAGGACGCACGGGAGGCGGCGGAGACAATCGGCTACTATGCCATGTTTGAATACACAAACGGTTTCCGCAAAGCCATGTACTGGAGCAAGGTGAAGATGGAGGCTCACGCGCTTAAATATTCCATGGGATATAAAGCGAAAAAGGGATATACATTCTGGGAGAAAGACTTTGACGGAATGGCATACAAAACAATGCTCCGTCAGCTTATCTCAAAGTGGGGCATAATGTCCACTGATATGCAGGACGCCATTTCAAAAGATATGGGAGTGTTGCACGAGGACGGCAGGGTTGATTATATTGACGACGAACCTATACCGCAGGAAGAACCGAGCGTGGAATCGGAAGTGAATATCAATGAGATATAACATAATCTCTTCCGGTTCTCAGGGCAACGCGGTTGTGATTGACGATGATATATTGATTGACATCGGGGTGCCGTATAAGGCACTCGCAGATGTCAAGGGGCAGTTAAAGCTTGTGTTGCTCACGCATATCCACGGAGATCACATCAACAAAACCACCCTGAGCCGCCTTGTAAGGGAGCGACCGACCCTGCGCGTCGGTTGTTGCGAGTGGATGAAAGATGTTGCCGCCGAGTGCGGAGCGAAACGGATTGATGTCTATGATATAGGCAGGAGATACAATTACGGCGCGTTTTCGCTGTCGCCGGTGAAGCTCTATCACAATGTACCCAACTGCGGATATCGCCTGTACAGAGACGACAAAAAAATCCTCTATTGCACCGACACCAACACCATGGACGGGATATCCGCCAAGGATTACGACCTGTATATGCTCGAGTGTAACTATGAGGATGAGGAAATACGAAACAGAATAGCTTCTAAAGCGCAGCGCGGCGAATATGCCTATGAATACAATGTCTTGCACAACCATTTAAGCAAACAGAAGTGCGATGATTTTATCGTCGCAAATGCCGGAGGAAACAGCGAGTTTGTATATATGCATCGGCACAGAGAGGTGAAAGATGATGATTGTAACCGCACAGATTGACAATTACGACGGGTCCAAACTGACCGTCGTGCCGGATGAAAATGTGGAGTATGAACTCCGTCGCAAAGAAATTAAATGCGTTGAGCTCAGACTTGACGACGGCAGAAACATCTCGGCGGTGCAACGCAAAAAGGCGTATGCGATTATACGGGATATATCGGACTACACGGGCGATCTTCCCGAGTACGCCAAGGAGATGCTCAAGTATATGTTCGTAGAACGCTCGGGAGAGCCGTATTTTTCGCTCTCAGACTGTTCAATGTCCACAGCAAGGGAATTTATCTCCTTCCTGATTGATGTCTGTTTCGAGCAAAATATCGGCACGAGAGACACACTTCTCAATCGCACCGATGACATAGGCAGATATCTGTACAGCTGCATAGCAAACCGAAAATGCGCCGTGTGCAATCGCAAAGCCGAGATTCACCATTGTGAGGGCTCAAGGGTAGGTATGGGCTTTAACAGGCGAAAAATCGACAACGAGGGCAGATACGCAGTGGCGCTTTGCCGTAAGTGCCACTGCGCGGCGCACAACGATGAGGCGGGATTTTTCGATAAATATCACATATACGGAATCAAACTTGACAAATATCTGATAGAGAAAACAGGACTGTGAGGCACCGATATGGAACCATGGATTAAGCTCTATAAGAAGATAACCGACTGGGAGTATTACACTGACACAAATGTGAAGGTCGTGTTTCTGCACCTGCTGCTCACCGCCAATTGGCAGTCGAGAACCTGGAGGGGAGAGATGGTAGATGTCGGCGAGGCAGTGACGAGTTACACTACTCTCGCGTCGGAGTTAAACCTGTCTGTCAAACAAGTTCGCCGTGCTGTCGATGAGCTTGAAAAGAGCAAGACAGTAAATGTAAAAAGAACAAATAAACATGCGGTTTATCAAATAATAAATTACGGCGCTTATCAAAGTGAGGGCACCCAAAAGGGCACTCAAAAGGGCACCCAAAAGGGCACTCAAAAAACGAGCGCCGAGGGCACCCAAAATTCCAAGAAACAAAAAAGCGCAAACTCGCTTTCCGACTGGATTACAGAGGATGTCAATTTCTTGCAAGGCGTGAACGAGGGCACTCAAAAAACAAGTGCCGAGGGCACCCAAAAGGGCACTCAAAAGGGCACCACTCAAAGAATTAAGAATAAAGAATATAGTGGTGATGATTATATAAAAACCGCGCGCGATATTAATATTAATAATATATATAATATATACGAGTCGAACATCGGTGTGCTGTCGCCGATGATTGCTCAAAAGCTGAATGACCTCACAGAGGAATTCAATGCACCGCTTATCGAGTATGCCGTTACCGAGGCGGTCAAAGCGGAGGCCCGCTCCATGCGCTACATAGAGGGCATAGTGAATAACTTCCGCACAAGGAATATCCGTACCGTACAAGATGCCGTTCTTTACGGTCAAAAACTCAAAGCAAAGTCGGGTATATCCACTGCTCCGGTGCCGTCCGTGGCAGAGACAAAAATCAAAAAGGGGTTGATAGTGTGAATGTCGATTTGTTTGCGTACATTGCGGCAAATCGGGATGCCGTTCCCGATGTGTCGAATGACGAGAGGATTCGACTCTCAAGCGAATTTGAAAACCGCAAGATTGGCAAGCTCAACGAGCAGGACGGATACGACTGCAAGCTGTGCCTCAACCGAGGTTACTTCACCGAGGTAAACGAAAACGGGAATCTCGCCATATACGACTGCAAGTGCATGCAGACCAGGGCGACCCTCAAGAGGTTTCTGCGCAGCGGAATGGGCGATATGCTCCGCGATTACACTTTCGCAAAGTACACCATAGACGAGCCGTGGCAGA